AATCAAACTACACACATATCGAAATCCGTTGCGGCGGATTAGTTGTGCAAATCGGAACTGAAACTGAGTATCCCGATTTAGTTGATGATTTGGCAAATCGCGCATTATCTATTTTCAAAGAAACTATGACAAACGCCAAAGAAAATAATATTGATGTTAGCGATATGCGACTAATCACCAGCGATTATGGTGATGACCTTGAAGATGAAGATTGACGTACGGCAGGACAATAATTAAATTGACCACCAGCCTTGCGCTACAGCCTTACCACTAGCAATCCAATCTCTACGTTGTTCTGCTACTAACTTCCAATCTGTTTCGTGTGTTGGTTTATTGCACTTAGGACATATATCGGCGTTCATAATCCGATAAACGTGTTCGCAAATTAGTCCAGCCATATTTTATATTCGGCTGTAACGCGACCTTTGATTGGGTCAATAAAATGTAATCGCTGACTAGGCGTAGCACTTGCCGCTAACAAATCGCGCGCGTAACGATTATCTGATTCTGTACTGCCTGTTTGATATACAGAACCAGCACCATTAGCCATTGGCCAGCAAGCGTGCGTATGGTAGTGACCGATATAAACGTCACGAAATTCCCACGGATATGCTCCTGAACGCCAACGATTAGCGTGTTGAACTATTGCTGTAGGGGAAGCAAAACCATTTCTACCTACTTCATCTCCGTGAATCAAAAGCGCGCGATAGTTTCCAATCTCTACGCGTTGTACGTCATCAGGGCAATCTTGCCAAGTTAATCGCTTTTCATTACCTAATAACTGACGTGCTAATTCGTAGCACATTCGGTCAAAGTTATCGCTACGTGGAACGTTATCGCGTTTGCTTCCAATTCTTCCGTGATTACCCCACTCACTAACTACAGTTACGTGCTTGTAATTAGATAAAGCAAAGCGCACTACTTCTACGCATAACCGCGAAACATTTACATATTGCTCAAATAACGTGGAATCAATCTCGAACGCTTGGCTTGGAAAGTTAAACAAGCCTTCAACCATATCGCCACCAAACATAATTGTTACGTCATTTACAGGGTGGTCTGCTCTTTGTATTTCTGTAATTGCTACCGCTTTTTGCGCAAATTCCATAACGCGCTTTTTCATAATCTCGCTGTTATAGGTAGTTGTCTTTTTGCTTCCTTGCCAATCCGTTAAATGCCAAAGGGCAACTTCCGATTTCTTTTTACTCTTTGCGATATTTGGTTCTGGAACGTTTGGGATTGGTCCAGCCGATAACGTTGCGTCATACGCGGCAGTACGCGTTACTTCTACAAGTTCGTCAATCTTTTGTTTAGTTTGTAATAGTTTTTTTTGCGTACGCATTAACGCTCTGCGTAATTCGACTACATCACTAGATTCAATTCCTTCAGGTAAATCATTAAAATGGTCGTCAAGAGCCATAATTCATTTCACTATCTTTTAGGGAAGAAGGGTGTTGCTTTTTTGCTACGTCATAAAACGCGCAACTTTGTCCGTGTGTTGTATATCCAATTTTGTCTAGCCAATTATCTTCGTGTTCAGGATTCTTAAACGCGCGAACAGTTTTGAACGCGTCCATCATTAACGCTACCTTGTATGGTTCAATAGGCGCGGTACCAAGTAACGCACCCCATACTTTTCCGATAGTAATGAAGTTTGAATAAAAATCGCCGTGATTCATTTCGCGTTCTTCAAGTATGGCTTTTATACGTTGCTCTTGCACCGACATAAACCTTTCTTATGGTTAGCGATACTTATTTCAGCAATCTTGTAACCTTCTTTGCGTAACGCACTAGCAAGCGTTATATCAGGCAAACCTTTTTCCATAGCATTAAACAAGGCTTTTCTGTCTGCGTCATTTAATTTATTTATGAGTTTTACAAAAGGACATATCCCAGTATCAGTTCCCTTAAAGCGGAACTCTTCAATAGAATCTTCTAAAGACATATCAAAAGAATATCAGAGCAGATATACAAAAAGAATCCCAACACGCCTTCCCCATGCGTATTGGGATTCTTTTAGGTCACGGTTGTGAAAACCGCATTATTTAGTTTTAGTAGCAACCTTTTTGATTTTGGCTTCTACCTTATTTGCAACAATACCAAACGCAGGGTCAGCCTTGTCAAGTCCACGAATTGCTGGACCAACTACAGCCGCAACTACGCCAGCCAATACCGCTTTCCAATCTGCGTCAGGCTTGGCTACCCAAACTGCTGCCGCAGTAATAGCGAAATGGCGTACTGCTGATTTAATCTTTGCAATATCTTTTGCTTTCATTTTTCTCCTATGGTCGGGCTACAGCCATTACAAGAGAGTAGGCACGTTTCTTTTGATACACGCCGTCTCCATTTGCCTGTGAGCCTTTTTTATCTGCTGATGTATTTCCTTCAATACACCATAGATATTTGCCGTTGTTCTTAACGACAATTCCAACGTGGTCAGGTTCAGCGTCATTATCGAATTGAAAAAATGCTATGTCGCCAGCCTGAGCCTGTCCTATTGGTACTAACTTGTTTTTCTTAGCAAACCATTTCAAGCCAGCGTCACAACTAGCAAAACCTTTTTTAGTTGAGGCGGCAATCTTCGCGCCTAATTCAGCCTGTACAAAGCACCAAGAAACAAACATAGCGCACCAAGGCTGGTTGTTTAATCCGTACCATTTACCAAATTTTGTATCGTTATTTGTGCCTTCTTGAAAACCAATTTCTTGTCTAGCAATATTTACTACGCTCATTATGCCTTCTCCAAAAGTATGCGATAAATTTCATCTATGCGCGTTTCTAATTTACAAACTTTATCGTCAATATCTTTGACTTTATCTTTTATTGAACCGCCCCCATTAGGTTTCAACTCACTTAAATAATGCTTGACTAAATGGCGAACGCCAACAGCCAAACTGCCCATAAGCGTAGTGATACCTACACAAACACCGACCCACTCATTGACGCTCATATCAAGTCCAGTTCAATATCCTTATAGTTCCAGCTGAATCAACTATCTTGGCTTGATTAGTTGTAGTGTTAAGCCAAGCGTCACCAATTCTGTAATTAGTAGGGTCAGATGTTACAGCAGGAAACGTGAAACGTGTAGCGGTTTCTAACTTTTGAATACGTGTATTTATGTCTGCAAAAATGGAGCGCAGGTCGGCTGGTTGATTGATATATGCCATATTAACCTCAGTTTGACGTATTAGTTAAAGTTAATGTTACACGTTCTGGTCCATCTTCACCGGGCTCAACTGTGATTCCTACAATACGTAAAACAGTATCAAGCGTAGTTGGGTATCTTGCGTCTGTTATACGTAAGCGCGCGTCATCTCCAATAGCGTACGTTCCAAATTCAGGTTGTTCATACGCAGGAACAATTACTTTGTAAATCGTTACAGGGTTACTAATTGCTTGTACTTGACCTGACGCTAATTGTGCTAAATAAGTTGAATCTGTAATTTCAGAATAATTTATAGCGGTTTCTAGTAACGGCCAACCGTCAGCAAACTTGGTTGAATCACTTGCGCTTTGAATCAACTTACCTTCGTTGCTACCTGCGCCTAATGTATAAACAGTATTGGCTGTAATGCTTCCGTCTTCAGATAAATCATAATTAACAATATTGCTTGCAGGTAACTCAAATACAGGCGCGCTTGGATTTGAAGAACTGTATGGCGTACCAAGTCGCGGATAACCTAAACGTAATGTTTTTGACGGATTACCTGAGCCGTTATACGCAACTTGGATATTGAAATCAAAGCCGTCTAACTGACGTGCTAAATCTTGTATTGCTTGATAAACCTGTTTCTTTTCATAACCATAATAAGTTCTTGAAAGCAATACGCCTGATGTTTCTGTACCTACTTGTACGCCAATATTTCCATAAGGCGCGGATTGTGCAAGAGTAATCAAGTTTTGTGCTATACCTAATTGGTCTTGATTAGTAAAAGAAGTTGTTGTGTTAATCAAACGGCGTTCAAAATAACTTTCAAATTCGCGCGCGTTGATAGTTAATTTTTGAGAATCGCTCGAATATGGTCTGCCCCAAATAACACCGCCCCAAATTAGCGTTCCATTTCTATCTACATAAATACCTGTCTTGCCAGGAATTGTTCC